CCCACTGGCCCGCCGAATCAAACCATCCACCAATCGCCGATGGGACGCCAGAGAAGAAGTCGCCGATCTTCTGACCTGTGGTCCCGAACCAGTCCTTGACACCGTTCCAACGGTCCTCGACCCATTGGGCCGCGCCGTCGAACTTCGATTGAATCTTGGCCATCAGGTCGCACCAATTGGTGTTGATCCAATCGCCGGCGTCGCCCCATGCCTTCTTGATGCCGGCCAGAGTGTCCTGCTGGGCTTTGACCTGTGCGGCTGTATTGTCGACCTGCGCCTGTCCTGCTTCGGAGAACGATCCTTTGATGCCGTTCCAGGCCTTGACTCCGGCATCGCGTTGGCCGGAGCTCATTGTGGCTTGAGCCGGACCGGTGTTGCCGGCGAATGCCTGTTCCTTCGCTCCGGCCAGTTTCCCTTTCATCCATTCTGTGAATTTTCCGGGGTTTTTGACCGAATTGTTTTCCGCATACCATTTCTGGTACGCCTTGTAGGCTTTGTCGGATGTGTCCTTGCCTTGGACACCCTGCAGGCCTTTCCAAACCCATTTCGGCAGACCGCCGGTCAGATTCTTCGTGGCGGCACCGTAGGCAGCCGCTCCAGCCGCGACGCCACCAAGAGTGCCGCCGGTGCGTTTGGCGAAAGCTGGCACTTTATCCAATCCGGCAACCTTTGGAGCCTTCGCGAACAAGCTGGACAGCCATTTCGGAGCCTTCAGCCCGCCGAGGAACTTGCCGAACGATTTCAGCGCGTTGCCAGCGGTCTTGATGCCTTTTCCGGCGATGCCGAAGCCTTTGCCGATATCCTTGGCGACACCGAAGATGTTCTTCAGTATCTTGAATCCTTTACTACCTAACCACAGGTAGATGGCCGTATCGAAGATGGTGCCCTGCTGGTCAGCGGACAGACCGTTCCACGCCTTCTCGATTGATGCGAGCAGGTCGAGCAGTGGCTTCAGACCAGCAAGCGCCACATTGGCGGCTTTCAAGGCCTTGTTCAAGTTCGACTTGTCGCCATCCGCCGGGGTGTTGAAAAATTCACCCAATCCGGGAAGGTTCTTCAGCACCTCGCTGGCGGAGTCGCGGATGCCGAGGAGGCTGTCTTTGAAGTCGATGAGTGTCTGGCGGTCTGCGTTCTCGAAGGCACGGTTGAACTCGTACGAGAATTCACCGGTCTTGATGAAATCGGTGAGACCTTTATACCCCCACCGAATCCGCTGGTAAGCGTCTTCGATGCCCGCATACGACTTCTTGTCGATGTGGAAAGATTCAGCCAATTTTTCGTTGACTTTGCCGGTCTCGACGAATTCCAATGATCCGGAGACCGCCTTGGCCACAGCCGAGCCGACATCTCCGAATTTCGCCGTAAAGCTGTTAATGACGCCGCTGATGCGGTCGACACCGAACGCCTCGATAATCTTCTCGATGGCCTTCTGGACGCGGTTTTTCGCGTTCTCCATCGCAGTGCCGATGCCCTGTGTGGCGTCTTTTGCCTGCGTCGTAAATGATGCGTACGGCCCGTAGCCGTCCTTATTGAGCTTGACGAGCGCCTTATTGAAGTCCTCGAAGGTGACCTTGCCACCCTTCATCGCCTCATATAGGTCGTTCTGCTTCGCGTTTGCGCCAAGGATGCTCTTGGCCAATTGGTTCATCTGGCCAGGCATTGCATTGACGACACTTCGCCATGCGGCGGCATCGACCTTGTTCGCGCTCAACATCTGGTTGTACTGTTCGATGGCGTCGGCCTGCAGCACTGTGTCTTTGCCGCCGGCCAGGACGGCATTGTTGAACGCCAATGCGATGCTGGTGGCCTCGTCCAGATTCTTGGTCAACGGAGCAAGCTGCTGGACCATGCCGAT